AATTTCAGAAGCAACTTCTGGGAAAAGTTCTCTGTATCTATTCAATGCTGTAGAAGCACACAAAAAGAAATCATCATCTATTTTTTTTCTAAACTCAGAATTCTGTTGATCAACCACAAATTGATCAGAAATGTTTATAGAACTACAATTTCTAATATTAGAATTTACACCACCATTACCGACTTCTGTATTACGCCATAAATCAGAATTTTTATACTCTGATAAAATTCTATCACATAATTCTTCTGGAACAATATTATCGAGTACAAGAATATAATCTTCTAATTTTTTCCCACCTTTACTTGTAATTTTTGGAGGTTCTGTTATTGGTTCTTCCACAATATCTCTGCGGACATTATCTTCACTATTAGTTTCGATTCCATGTCTTGCAGTAGGTGAGCAATATTCTTCTTCCTTTGAGTTAAATTTATCAAAATATGCATAAGAACAATCTCCACGACTTCTTACATAGTGCAAGAATACTTGAGTATAATACTCACCTTCGTAAGAATCTCTCCAATGTGGTGCCTTAGTACCAAGATATACCATAGCTTCTCCAGGTTTAAGGTCAACAGAAACTTGATCACCGTCAGGAGTTTCTATCCATATTGGCCAAGAAGAGTCTCCATGCAAATGTACAGTAAGTGATATTTCACATGCATCTCTATCTACATGTCGCAACAATTCACTTCCATTTTTATAAATTCTTGCATAAGAGTACGTTGGAAGTACAGTTTCTCCAATTGCTGAAGAAATTTCTGGAGTCTTTTCACACAATAACTCTAAGAAAGGTGTATAGTTATAAGTGGAAAAAGAACTAGGTGCTTGCTCATCTCCATTTATATTGTTTTCTTTGCAATATTTAAAAAAATCGAATGATAGTTCAGAAGACCTCTCTTTCGAAATAAAATCATGCAATATAATATAGTTATTTTCAACCAATGATTTTTTCATAACTTAAAATTTAAATTTCTTTCAATAGTTCTTCAATATCGTAAAATAAATCTTCATCTTCCTCATCATCTTCTACAGATTCTTCTTCACCCTCTACAGGAGGAAGATGATTTGTGTTATATTCTCTTTCAAATTCAATGAACTGGGCTTGAACTGCCTCTTCATTTTCTCTTGAAATTCTTTCTTCTTCTTGTATTCGAAGTTCTTCAGCAGCCGCAATATCGTCTCTGACCCTTGTCCATTGAGAAACTGCTTTTTGAAAATCTACAATTCCCTCCACTCCAAATATGTTTGTCTGTAAATTTTCAGTAGAATCAGCAAATTCTATCTCGCATATTTGAGTTTCATCATCCCACTGAACAGAATGAATTATCTTCTCTTCAATTTGTGGAATCCAACTTAGATCAATATCAAGAAAAGCTTGTCCATCCACGTAAACAGCTTTATCTATTGGTATTATACTTACTTTCATTGATTTTCTCCTTCGGGTAATGAGTGTGTGTTGGTTAAAGAAGTTACATTTACAGGCAAAATTGCACCGGTCTGTTCAATTACATCCATGTAAGCTCTTCTATTTTCTTCATTCGCTTTCACAACTTCATTACGAAAAGACTCAACAGCGTGACTTGTAGATCGTTGTTGTTGAGAATTTTCAATGGTCAACATAGGCATAAAAGATACCGCACAAGACCAGTGATCAACATCCTCACCAGTATTTGGGTTCATGCCCCTAACATGCATGTACCAAGAACATTTATGTTCTACACAATCTTTTCTAATGAGAGGACAAAAATTACCAGATTCGTTCTTTTTCATAACCAGTTTTTCTTTTATTATAAAGTAATTTAGTCAAAACTGCAAACAATGACATCTATGTATTGCAATCTAAGGTCTACATTAGTGGAAAAAGATGCTGTTCCTGATCCAAATGGGTGGTTGTGAGCCTGACCCCCTCCTGTAGCTCCTGTAGCTGGTGAGGTGGTATTCCACCCGCTTCCAGATGCTATTTGGGTTCCAGGAGAAGTAATATTATCAGTGCCATTGGCACCATGAGTGTGAGAGGGGAGTTGGGCTGTGGTCAAAGTCGTATTACCAACAGAACCAGTCATAGGTACGCCAGTTTGAGATATAGGTCTTAAACTATTTGGAAAAACTGTTGTAAAACTGGATGTACCACCAGTCCCACCACCAGTACCATTCACAACTCTTAAAGCTTTATTATTTACTGTAGCTGTAGTATTCTGCGACCATCCAACTGGGGCAGTACTTTGGAAAAAAGTCGATACTGAGTTCTGGGGGACAATTCCATACTTAGAATTCAATGCAGTAGCATCACTAAATGTAATACCAGTGGATGTTAATATTGCAGCCATTGTATATTATTTTAATTACTGATTTATTTATCCATTGAAAGAACAGTAGATAATGTCAATGTACTGTACCTCCATATCTAAACTTTGGCTAATAGGACCTGTTAGGACAAGTGGATGTGTGTGAGCACCGTCTTGCCCTCGGGGTCCAGTATTAGTAACAGCTTGGATCGCGCGCCCAGGATTCCTAACAACCTGACCCCCATTCCATCCAGTAAACTGACCTGCAGGATTAAAGAGAGCTGGAACTGCGTTGTAACTTCTAGTACTTTGTGGGTGGGTATGCGAAGCAATTTGAGCGGTGGTGAGGGTGTGAGGTCCAACTGAAACTCCAGGTGTAGTAAGTTGGCCGGATATTGATAATGAAGAATGGATAGTGGTGAAGTTTGTTGTACCACCAGTCCCACCACCAGTACCATTCACAACTCTTAAGGCTTTATTATTATTAGCCGTTGATTGAGTCCATCCAGTCGGTGCTGATGCTTGAAAAAAATTCCATACTGTACTCTGAGGAAAAATACCTCTTTTTGAGTTAAGTTCATCGAGAGGAGAGGCAGCAAATTCTATCCCATCGGCTGTCAATTTGGCCATAGTTGTACTCTAATGTATCGCCTATTTTAGAATATTTATAAGTTAAAACTAACAGTCATCACCACACTCCCTGTTTTCTTTCCAAGTTTTACGAACTCGTTTCAGTTCTTTGAGTTCCATTTTGATATTCTGGTATGCTGTTTCGCTGTCAATCTTATCTACCATTTCCATAGCAATGATAACATCAACTCTTGTACCAAAGTGTTTTAGAGCGGTTTCGAAACAATCTAAATCTTCATACATCGGTTTTATGTTCCACTAGAATATCTATACGAGCATCAAGAGAGTTCCAACACTCATAGAGGGCATTAGATTGTGCCACATTTTCTTCTTCAAGAACTTGGATACGATCTTCCAGTTGTTTGATTCTTTCAATAAGAGATTCATTAGAATCAATCCCCCACTTTTTAAAGAACCAATAGGGATCCTGTTTCACTTACCAACTCCATAGTCACCACCTTCTTCGGCGTTTTTACGTTCAGTCTCATGCAGTACCTTTAGTGCTTCAAGAACCTCAGGAGTTTCTTCCCAAGTCCACAGTTCACCACCTTTGCCAGTAAATTCTCTTTTAGCCATTTTTTAGTGTCTCCAATACTTTAGAAAAATGCATACCACCATGGATGTATCCACCGATAATTATACCAGCAACGCAAATCATTAGCAAGGATAACATCAAAACAACCATTACATTATCAGGTAGTTTTTTTATGGTCATATTCAATTACAATACGTTTATGTTCATGACGACCATTGGTTACAACTTGGTGATACCATTTGCCGTCAAGTTCTTTAACAAGTTGATCAATACGATACTTAGAATACTTACGTTGTTCACTCATAGTTTACTCTCAATGTTTGTTTGTTGTGGAACATCATTCCAGTGTCTTACCGCATTAGCCACGATAGCGACATTAGTAACCAAGTAAGAAACAAAAATAAGGGTGCGTATCCAAGCAACAGTATCTGCTTCTCTATCATCTTTTCCACTCTTGTCTCCTAGTGCTTTTGCCCAGATTCTCCAGACACTTTTTCGTTTACTCATTAATATCTTTCTGGAATGTCATTATATGTATCGTCGCAATGTTTCGATACTCTACTCTTGACATACTCCAGTTCTTTCCAATTTTCTGGAAAACAAAGAACTAAACAATGAGTCTTTTGATGAATTGGACAAGCTTCAATGTTTTCTTCATTTTTACATCTGACTCCTATCTCAATTGTAATGTATTGATCGTTTACAAAATATATCCATCCTTGAGTAACTCTACCAAGAGAATCTTTCCACTTAACGTAGTCATTTATCTTGGGACGATACATGGTTACAGTTTACCTCCAACTACTCCATCATTAACCACACGACTATTACCAGAAGACCAACCTTCTTGTCTACCTTTGAGATAGAATCTTGTCATACGAATACAAATGTCTTCAGTTAGAGAAGTAACCAACTCTTCACCGTCCTTCATTGCACTGTGCCACAAACCATACTCAGTTTTATAAACACGAAAGCAATTATCAATCCACTCAAATTCTTCCAATGATTTCTCCTATAAGTAATTTGGGCATTTGGTTGCAACTGCAGCTAAGGCTGCGACTTCAATTCCAATAGAATCTCTAATAACTTTTCTCACTTCAGTTCCTCCATATTTTTCATTAGCATAACTATAGGAAAGAAGTACTGATTTAAGAGTATCGTTTCCTTGGTCACGATACATGCAAAATTCAGTAGCTACAGTATTTAATAGAGTTACTAAAGTGAGTTCAATCATTTGTTAATTGTTAACCTGTAGTCTTTCTTTTTAAGTTTATGTTGTTTGACAAACTTATCAGCGTGTTCTTGACATTCAAACCAACAAATTCGCTTATCTTTTTTGTCTGTTAGATCAATTCGATAGGGAAAGGATTCATGTGGGAACAATTCAGTTTTTATCATCCTTGAGTTGAGTCTCCAGTTCTTCTATACGAGAATACAAGTCTTCTAGTAATGTGGCAAGGTTTTTTACATTAACAGAAGTAAAATCATAATACCCGTCATTTTGTCTTAAGTTTTTAATAATGTTTTTCTTCATTGATTTTTCATATTGTTGAGCACCAAGATTGTCTAAGAAATCGTGCATCTTTTCTAAAAGCGATTATTCTATGTATTCTCTATAATTTTTAATCCATTTATTTACGTTTAC